AACACCCAACCAACCAACCAACCAACACAACCAACCAATTCGAAATGACCCGCCCCTCGCCCCGACAACACCACAGTGTTGTCCGGCGTAACGCCCGTAACAACGCGGCGAGGGGCCGCGACGCTCTCACCTCAGCTCCTAAGATTCAGAGCCAGACCACCCCTCAAGTTGGTGCTCTTGACCTGAATGGTAGATTGAAGGTAGTTGCCGATCGACACGTCAAAATTGTCGTGCCACACGATTTTGGAGAGGGTAAGTTCTCATACGAGGACGCCCCAAATCCCATCAACCAGATGGGCCCCCTCCATGAACAGTGTGTGCCCTTAGTCACGTCAAATGACTATGCATCATTCCTGGCTGCTTTTAACAAGAGATCCAACTTTCTCCAAGCAGGACCAGAAGACGACATAAGTGACGATGCCCTCAAAGAGGCGCTACAGGTAATCTCCGAGATACCTGATGGTCTATTTCCAGAGTGGGATGATAACGATGACGACCGGCAAAGATGGTTGTCCAAGTTTGACCCCAATAAGCAGAACCGCATGACTGCGGCGTACCACGACATTGTCGGAATGGACGCTTCAAGAATCGGCGTTAAAGACTTGTCCGTTAAACAGGAAGTCCTCATCAAAAGGGACGATCCTGAATGGGCACCCAGAGTTATATACGCCGGATCTGATGTGTTCAATGCCGTCACAGGCCCAGCCTCCTGTGTTGTCATGGAACGCCTTATGCACCTCACCAGAGATCTTCACCACTCAATCGGTGAAGCCAAGGTTGAATTCGCCTACAAGACAGACGATGTTTCGTTATGTCGTTTTCTTTTTGAAGATGACAGTTTGACCGAAACCGTCGAAGGTGATTTCTCCCGCAATGACCGTGAACAACGGTCACGCGTCGCGATCATATACGACGCCTGGTTAGAGAAGCTCGCAATGCCCAAATGGTTCCGCACTCTCATGATGGATTTAGAACACTACAAGGTTCAGAATCTTAGGTTTGGTTTCCGAGCTAAGCTCGCCTTCCAGTTAGCGACTGGTACCACTTCAACAACACCCCGCAACTCGACTTACAACGCGACCATGTTCGCAGTTGCAATCCGCAGACAGTCTGTGCGCGCCCGCGCTGTCATCTTAGGTGACGACCTGTTGGCTCAAGTATCAAAACGCTTGAACCTCAATCAATGGGTCAAGACAGTTTGCGATTTCAAGATGGTGTTAAAGGCGAAAGCTCCAAAAGCAGATGGTGAGGCAACCTTCCTCAGCAGACGTATATTTCGGGAGGTATCCTTCCCTTGCATGATCCCCCTCCTCGGTAAAATGCTTGTGCGGTTCAATATCCGCAGTTCCATTAATGA